GAAAGTGCCTGGCCGGCGGCCCCTGCCAGTCGGGTGCCAGCAGCCCCCAACTGTAAAGCTTCAGCCGCGCCACGTGAAACAGCACTCATAAACGAACCTGCTCCGGCCCCGCCTATAGCAATAGGGATAGCAAACTCCGCTAATTGAAAAGCATTGTCGATCCACCAGGTAGGATCGGCCAGGGTAGCTCCCAGCGTTTGCTGATCGGTACGGGCATAGGTCTCCCCGATCACATCTTTAGTTCCCTGTCTCAGGGATTCGGCAGCCTGGGTGAAAGCATTATCATAATCCCGGTTGTCCCCCCATTCGTTTACCAAGGTACCGGTATAACCGGCCAGGTCAAGCAGACCTGCAGCAATATTAGGTACCAGACTAGCAGTACGGATTCCTAATTTTTCCATAACAGATTGATTCTGCCCACGGATCAGGTCAATCGGACGATTGGAGTATACGCCAGCTGGCATATAGTCAATATAAGAGTCTACATCGGTAGCATGTACCTGCCCACTGGATACCGGTGTAGTAGTTTGAGCGACATCCTTATATAAGGTATCCAACGTCCCTTGGGAGGGCCCCTTCCTGGGAGTTGCTGCAGGGGGATCACCTGGTCCCGGATCTGCAGCAGGATTATTGGCAGTGTATATATCATCTAACTTGGTAGGATCAATCATTGCTGTATTTTTTTTAGCCAGGCACCTGCAGTTCCAATATCTGTGGTCTGGAACTTCTTGCCGTCTGAGGTTTCCAATACTTCCCCATCCTCATTTACGAGATTGTAATACGTTCTTCCGCCTGCTTTATTTACGGACATGTGCACTGGTTGTCCGTCTATTTTACCAGTTACCCGGCCACCTTGCGGTAGAGTTGACAGGATACTGGCACCAGAACCAGGAAGAACAGTCTCCGCAGCACGGGCGGCTTCAGGGGCATTTCCTTTGTTATTGGCCTTTAGCCATTTGTGACCCAATACCATACCGATATTGGAATTGGATACTGTAGCTTCGTATTGCTCGGTTGGTTTCCCCTTGTCGTCATAGGCCTGCACAGAGAAAATAGTCTGGCCATCCGGGGCGTAACCTTTGATTGCCTCGACTTTGAAAGATACTGGCCGGTCGTCTTCTGGTATCGGGTTCTGGTAGTCACCTGGCTTGGTCAGCTTCACGCCTTGTCCACCAGCGTGCACGATATTGGAAATATCCTTACGCTCCTGCTCGGAAAGATTAATATAATTCGAGGATAATGAATAGTTCTTTACGTTGTCTTCGTGTGTGTCCCGTAATGCTTTATTGAACTCTTGCATCCTCTTACTATCGGAAAAGTCCTCTGTAAGCTTAAACAGAGAGCTGGCTTTACTTCCTTTACCAACAGGTACTATTACCGGCCCGCTGTCTGTATTGATGGTGACACCTGATATAGGTGAATGAGTACTGATACCTCCTCCACCGCCAACCGGTACAATGTTACCACTTACTTTCCCCTCTATAATAGCATCTGTAAGTTGTTCGGCAGAAATATTCTTGCCAGCTTTTGTTTTTATACCATTAGGATATAATTTCTTTACATCAGCCAGTAGCTCAGTGTTACTGGCATTCTTAAATGCTTCATAAGAGGTATAGCCAAGCTTCTGTGCAGTCTGCATCTTAGAGTAGTACATAATGTCATCTGCGCGACCTTTTACCATATTCAATCCAGCTTGCTGCTCCTTCAACGCTGTCAGTTGTGTTTGTAGTTGTGTTCTTTCCCTGGATCCAATATTACCACTTAACTGACGTTGTACCTGTACTATCTGGTTATCTACCAGACTCAGATCACGTTCAGTTTGCTTCAGGTTAGCTGATAACTTCCTGAAGTTCTTTTCATCTGCAGTCAGTTGGGAGTCCGGACCCTGTATCTGGTATGGGTTCATTCCTTCCTTCTCCCTCAGAGAACTTTCAAACTCGGCCAAGCCGTATGGATTGGCTGACATGTCAGATTCAGTCCATTTGTTGTCTACCTGATACTTGCTGACTGCATAATTAAGAGCATTTCGTTCAATATCTCTTTGGGTAAGCTGGTTATATACAGCTTTAGCAGCTTCAGAAGTATCAATGCCGTACTTCTTAGCCATATCCAGTATATTAGCCTTAATTGTATTAGGTACATTTGCAATCTTACCAGTACTGTCTTTTACAGTTAAGGTGTCAGAAAAATTACCAGGATTACTCCATAGCTTTGAAGACTGATGGCCGGCAATCCTACCCATCATGCTTTTGTATGCCTGCACATCAGCGGAATTACTCATAGCCGATGCCAATGCATTTTCAATTGTACCTGGCGCCAGACGTTCCCACTTACTACCACGTTTGATTAACCATTGACCACCGCTATTGACAACTTCACTACCACCCTTCTGAACAGCAATGTCTTTCATTCGTTCATCCACCCACTTATTGAGATCAATATTCTTATCCGGACGTTCGCCAGTATATTTCCCAATTAATCTACCGGTAGCATCCCGCTGTAGTCCTTTATAACCCAGATCACTCATTTCTAGCAGTGCCTGTTTTTGGTTAGATGTGAGATTTAAATCCTTATCCTCCAGGTTCTTAGCATATTCCTGTCGTTGTTGAATTGGTGCCAGGAGCTCCCGGTACCGGTTGGTAAACTCCTGTCCTAACCGGGTTACCTGCGGAACAAGGTTTTCATAGTCCCCTCTTTTGGAAAACTCATCAAGTTTACCTTGGACCCTGCTTCGCAGATCCTCTGCAGTTGCCCGATCCTGTGGAAGATAGGACATGCTATCCAATCCCCCGCTGATGCCCAGGCTTCCTGCTTGAGCATTGTCGTATAATCCTTGCAAGTACTGTCCTACCTGTAAAGCCTCCGGAGCAGCAGATCCTGTATAAATAGGAATAGCCTGGCTATTGGCCAGGCGGTATGAATCATATAGTGAACCGTATCTTGCCATGTTAACATATTTTATGCATCTTCCCGCCGAAGAGCTTTATATCTTTATAATCCATACCTAATGGATCTTCAATCCCCTGATCCCTCCACTGTTTGCGTTGGCGATTAAGCACACCACTCTTTCCGTATATAGAAGACAATACACGGGCTTTATCCATATCTGTTTTTGCTTTACGCTTTTCATTCTGTATCGCTACAAATTTATCAGCAGCGTTAGCCCAGTTGACAGACGATTCCCGTTGCCGGGCAACTTCTCTTTCAGACAGTAACATGTTATAGTCATCTGTCTTTGCATTGTTGGAAGCCGCTACCTGGGCGTTGGCTGCCGCCTGCTGGTTATCTATTCCTATGTTAGTATTTCGTTCCTGTTGACTGATCTTTGATAGTTCGTTTAGTTGTTGGCCAACATTATACTGTCTTACAGCAGCTGCAGTGTTGGCTGGCAAAGTCCGGTCAGCGGCTACGTTAGCTGCATTTATCTGTCGGTTTACCTGGTAACGATCATTATCCAGGTTTACCCGTCGGAACACTGGTGGACTATCCATAGTTGGTCTTGCTGGTACTGGTGGCCGGCGAAATGCGTTGATTATATTGGAAGCAAAAGGAGCAATACCATTTGCCATTTTTCCGACCTTGGCCCAGTTAACACGGCGACTACCAGTACCAGGAGAAGCGGTAGAGCTTACTGGTACCCAGGCTTCAGAACTGTCACTACCTGTAAGGTTTATTGCTGGACCGGCTCCTGGAGAAGTACTGGACATAACCGGTGCGGTTGCAAAAGGATCATCATACACTACACTATTAGGATTTTCCAATAAGGAATCCCAATTAGTTTTCCTTGGTCCAGGACCACCAGTAGCATATTTCTTTACCGGTTGCATCTTATTTAGCTTGATTGTTTTCATACAATACCCTGTTCCATTTTATATTGTTCCTGAGCATTAGCCAAACGTTGTTCCTTTGCTCTAAGTAGTTTTAATGCATTAACTCTATCAGGAGTCTGTGGCTTTTTCTCTATCTTACCAATAGACTTGGCTATCGGACGATGTAGCCGGGCGAAACCCAACTCTTTTGAGAATACAAAGTCACCAGCAGTTGTCTCACCATCCTCTACTTCAGCATTCATACTGGGAATCTGTATTCCACCTTCTGCATGTGAATTGCCTATTAGCTCAGTAGCGTTGGAGTTAATAGGTTTAGCATATCCTCCGGTCATATACTTTTCAGATAACTCCGGATGTTTAAGCCTACCACCAGATTCAAACGTATATTTAGCTTTCTTTAACTTGTTGTACTCATTGTAATACTTGTATAGATCGATTAGACCTACACCTTTTGGTTTATTCTTTAATAACTGTGGGAATGTTTTAATAGCACTCCAATCAGTTTTTAAGAATCCCTCAATTTGTTCGTCTGTCAGGTTATTGAACTTTTCCTGGGCTCCTTTCAATACATCGTCCATAGGAGGTATATTCCTTGGTTGTCCATTAGGGAGTTGTGTATTATCAAATTGACCAATTGTAAGAGAAAGCATTTGTTGCGTACTCTTTGGTAGCTTCTCATACCCAATTTTTTCTACCGCCTTGTTGAGCCTATCTTCAACAGGACCATATAGATCCTTATATCTTTTATTTGCCAGTGATTTGTCTACAGGGCGCTGTAACTTACCTCCATCCTGGTAACTGGGTATCCTAGCAAGATGAGGATCTGGCTTTCCCTGTCTTTGATTCCATACCTGCTGTTCAAAATTACTGGCACCTTCATAATCTAAACCCCAGTACCTATGCTGTGGATCATCGCTAAATTCAGTTACTTCAGGATAACCCTGCCTGGAAGTTAATGATCCTATCCAACCATCCACTGGAGACACATCCCTGGTATTAAAGTAGTCCTGAACCAGTGATTTTACTCTTCCTTGCGGCCGTACATTGGGAAGAGAATTAGTATTCTTCAGCTGCTGAAATTCGTACTGGACGTATGGTACCATGTCTGGTGTTACACTAAAGTCCGGATTTGCTTTTCTGTAGGCATTAAGGTATCCGATACCGGTATCCTTAGTCCTGTCGTCTAAATCCTTACTACCACCAACCTTTAAATCCCTGTTCAGGTACCTCACAAACTTGTTCCAATCACCCCTCTGTTGCTGAGTTAGTGGTTTATAACCTTTTGGAATATTCTTCTCTTCATCAATGGGGCCTCCGGTGGCATATCTACCTACAGGTACCATTCTACCGCCATTTCTAAAGTAAGTTGCACCTTTGTAACCCTGTACTAGTCCGGGATCCTGCATAATAGCTCTGGAAACAGCCTCATCGTACTTCCTCCTGGCATCGTTTGATTGACGGAACATCTCAGCTTCCTTACGACGAAGCTTCTTTCCTCTCAGCCAGCCCGATACGCCTCCTACAACCCCTCCCACTACAGCACCTACAGCTGTACCTATACCCGGTACTACAGAACCGGCAGCAGCACCAGCGGCTGCACCGCCGAGTGCACCAGTACCAGTAGTAGCAACTGTAGATGGGTTGCCGTAATTGTTAGGGGTGTCGATGGCATCGATCAGTCCAGTACCGAGCGCAGCTACACCCCCAACTACTCCAGCGGTATTTCCGGCACCGGCCGTTCCGCCCGCTTTCGGAGACCAGCCGGTATTATTAATACCAGGCCGCTTTAGGTTTGTCCATGTAGGTGCTTCTCCTATGATTGCATCATAGGCTGAAGAAGAATCACCACCGTTTACAAACTTCCTTCTACCTATCCTGTTTAAGCGCCTGTATACTTGTGTCATGTAATACTATTTGTGTATTAGTGCTATTATCAAATTCCAACCGAACGCAGAACCATTTATCCTGTAAGGGCATTTGATTGTACCATACCGGATCAGGATCCACTTTATCCAGATCTACCTGGAAGTTATTGAATATGCTCTGGAGGAAGTCTCCTGCATTTTCTACCAGTACATCCCTGAAATCATTGAAAGACCATTCCCCCTTCGTGCGTCGGATGTTCTTGTATTCAAGGCTTTCAAACACCTGTGACAGTGTAATCCTGCCTGAGTGCTGATAACTGTTCCAGATACTGATATGAGTCAGTGTACTGAACTGCTGGTCTGTTTGCTGTGTGTTCAGTACCTCTGTGATCCATGATATACTTTCCAGTAACAGATCAGAATCCGAAGCAAAGATAATATCGATAAAGAAGGACTTGGGTACAGTACCATCAAAGACCCCGTAGTTACCAGCATTGTGCAATCGCATCTTGTTGTCTTTGATAGAGTACAGCCTATCCCTGGTATGTATGTAGAAATCTGGTAGGTAATCATGGAAGAATACCCAGCCGTTACCAGTTACACTGTAGGACAGCGTAAAGCTTTTGTCTATAATTTCACCAGGTTCCACGTCACGAAACAAGTGGCAGTCACCGTTAGCTTTAATAAGATAAATACAGGAGTAGTCCTCCGGATCGGCTGCCGGGTTATAGTTAACTGCTCCTGGATTGGTACAACCTGCTGCCATATTAAGTCACATTGTGGACAGTGATGTCCGGTGTTACAGATGTTACGTTAAGTATATAACCTGAGTCAGGTTCGCTAAGTTTGAAGTACAGGTCCGTTATTGGCTTCTGGCAATTGTGACAGGTCCAGCCAAATGGTGTACCCAGAGTTGGATTCGGGTCTCTCTGGAACATTACTGCCGGTACTGTGTAGGTAGTTACTCCTGCAGGTATATTCACCACATACGGACTTTCGGATGGTGTAAAGCTGGCAGCTGTTACACCTGGTGGCAGTGGGGTGAATAGCTCATAGCCCACTGCGAACTTTGTACCATTCCAGATCCTGTATATCTGTCCTGCCCAGATCTCCAGGTTAGCCGGTGTAGGGGAAGCAAAGACAAACTTCAGAGATACGGAGCCTTGTTCTGTACAGTTTACATCGCTGCAGAATTTCTCTACTGTTGCCGTAATAGCAATAGGCCCCGGGGGATCTGGATCTTCTGTAGGGCAAGCAACCAGGTCTTCTACTGGTTCAATGTAAGGTCCCAGGCCTCCAGTTTCGGTATTCTCTTCACAGTACCCGTCCAGCTCTCCATTTGTGAGCCTGCATCTGTTATTGAAAGTTTTCATACCAGTATTGGCACCATCACCACCTACCGGTTCTTCTGTAAGTACCCTTCTGCAAACGTAATTACCAGATCCTCCGGAAGTATCCAGCACCCAACCATCAGGACAGGTAGCAATATCAATTGTCTCTCCGACATAAGTAGAAGTCCGGAACAGGAAAGTAAGATCACTATCCTGTGTGGCGGCTTGGATTTCTTCGGTTGTGTTATCCATGATAGTGATAGCTGCAGCATCATTCACTGAGCCATCTCCTATGGCCTGGAAGTTTATGAAGTTAGGGCCTGCTACCAGGTTTACCGGGAAGGCATACCATATAGAGAAGTTACTGGTACCAAAGCTACTGTCCCTGTCAACTATAGTTACACCGTTCAGGCTTACTTTGAAAGTATTGTCCCCACCTACCCCAACGAATACAGTCTTGGCAGTGGGAGAATCTATCCTGGTGGTGAATTGTAGTATTTGACCTGCAGTAAGACCATCTTTAAGCCCGTCGCAGTTTGTATCCACCCATACACCCTCCCGGTTCATCGGTGACGCGGGACTGCCTGGATCAGGAGTGGCACCGCCCGGTGGATTACCACCATTTACTGTTTCGCCGGAGCCGGCTGGATTCCCTCTCCAGTAGTTTGAGGTGAGTAGTATCCAGTTAGCATCCGTGAGTGTGGAGTTATAGTTGTCCGTCAGCCATAGCTTGGTACCGTTCTGGCTATACTCAGGTGAGAGGTTTGATTCGGCTATACAGAAACCGCTGGAGATAATATCTGGTGGCATGGTTTCTTCCTTGTAGCAGTAGGTTCCATCAGGGGACAGTGTATAACCCGGTGAACAGGTTGGTCCTGTATATACTTCACACTCAGGATCTGTACCTACCCAGGTGATCACGTCCGGGGGCAACGGGCACAGACCGGTATTTACTTCCGGCGGAAAGTACGGTCCCTGGCCAACGTTTGGACTATTAGGTTCCACGTAACCGTCCAGTGTACCATTGGTACGCCGTGCACGGTTAGCCCAGGCCCTCATACCTGTATTCTTTCCGTCTACCTGTACACAGAAGGGATCTATTTTGTCCCAGGTGATCACATCCACCGGTGGATCTGGAGGACAATCATACCCGCTTTCTTCCGGATTATTAATTCCCATGTACTCTACGTACCTGTTCTGGTAGTATACTATATCCCCGATCTCCAGGGAATCCCAAAAGCCGGGGATATCCTGAAAGGTCTTTACTACAGTACCAGTAGAAAGTATCCTGTTTTTGGCAGTCAGTAGTATGCGCTTGTATTTCTGATCCCAGCCGATAGTCAGGCCATTGCCCATGAATACATTCTTTTCCTTCACCTTGAGATACTCTCTAAGAAAGGTATTGATGGTGGCATTCATGGAGTTTAGACTGCCTTTATACAGATACATTTCTCCCAACTGAGCATCCACGAATACATATCCAATCGGTGTACGTATACACGCCAGGTCATGCCTGGTACCGGCATAGCCCAGTTTTGCGCTCATTGCTTCCTGTGGCTCAAACTGGAATATGTCCCCACTGCCTAGCGTTATAGCCAGTACGTCGCTTTCCAGCTTGGTCTTATCCTGGGTCAGGAACATGGCGTTTTCCATGTGGATGATCAGGCGGTCATCCATACCTTCCAGGTGACTGATCCGTCCCATGTTCTTCTGCATTTCGTAGAAGTCCAGGGGCTGGAAAGTTCTCCAGGAACGCGGCCGGCCAATCCGTGTATTACGGCCGCCACGATGAATCCGGTAGGGGAATACTGTCAGCTCTTCCCGAAAAGGAGAGTATATGATAGAACTGACGAAGTCATTAAGAGAATTCAAACTCTTGTCGTATCCAAACTGGTTAGGATCCTGGGAACGATCAAAGGTTATAATGTAGGTGGAGTTATTCTCTGTGTTAAGTGCCACTGGTTCTTTAGGGTACCACTTTGAATAGGGATTGCCCGGGATCTCATACCGCAGCGCAACATTAGAAGCACTTTCACAGACAAACCGGCGGATTGCTTTCTTACCGGCAATACCATTACCCCAGCCATCGTTGGTTTCGTGCCGGCCATAAGTATGGAAGGTATAATCAACAGCATATGTGTCACCTCCCCAGAAATAGTCTGTAGAAGTCAGAGCCTGTACACTTCCTGCACTTACTATGGACTGGGAATAGAATGAAGAGTACAGGTTACTTTTGACCGCTACCAGGTTGATCAAATAGGTTTCTTCAAAGGACGGGCAACCAATTTCAGCTTCAGTGAAGCTTTGTCCTTTCACACGAATGCCACTGTCTCCGTAACTGATCCCCCAGTCAGTACCGGCAAACTTGCCGGCAAAGGTGTTCTCGTGACGGGAGTTTACAAATCCGTTTGTATTTACACCGTTTGGCAGGTAGGTGCTCTCTCGGATCTTACGTAGCGTCTTTCCTGCCCCGATCTGTACAGGATTATTACCGATAGTATAGTCTATCAGGAATGCTTCAGGAAGATTGGCATTGTTACCCCCATCTTCCACATATCCCTCCGTGCGCAGGTTCTCCCGTCGCAGCTTAAACTGGGCACTGATGAAATTGGGTTCTATAGATGGTTTGTTAAACAGTACATCAAAGGCATGGGTACGAAAGGTATCTTCTCGCAGCTCTACTAACTCAAACCGGTTGTTAAAGCTACTGTCACCCTTATGCCATACAGAAGTTCTCCAATTACCACCGGACGTATAGATAGTAGAACTATCAGTGGGCAGGTCTTTATCAAAATCGTTCACTACCCCATGTAGCAACAGACTTTGGCCATATACGGTCATGTTCCCTACTGTACGTTTAGCATAGCCTATCTCATACCCGTTCAGTACACCCTGGTACTTATCTGGGATACGCACGTTTACCGCACGTATGCCCAGTAAGTCCAGTTTGGTTTTTCCAAAGTCGGTTTCCGAAGGATAGAGATTCTTTCTTACCCAACGAAGGGATGGCATCTTATGGTGTAGTACTGGCTGACTACGTAGGTTAGGACCACCTAAGCTACTTGCATCAAAGTCTACTGTATCTGGGTACAGTTCAGTGTCATTCTTCCATACTCCGCAGCGGCCGGTCTTTTGTGCAATATCAAAATAGGTAATTGTGTCTTCCACTTTGTAGCGTGGAACCGGGTTAGTCTCTCCGCCGGCAGTAGCCTCTGTTGAATCCGTCAAATCTCCTGGTACTGGTGTCGGGCCGGCGATTACAAACCACTTCGTAAAACCTCCTTTGACTTTACGATACCTTATATAGAAGGCATATACCTCTTCATGCATATGCCCTTTTATCTTCCCGCTTACATGCTCAGCTGGTGGTGCCGTTGCAGTAATCAAATCACTTTTCCACTCTATCTGTACAGTGAGCGCATAAGGCTGCATATCATTAATATCCGGTTCTGTTTCCAGATCACCTATATACAGATAATCGTTCAATTGGCCCATTGTGCCAACCTTACTATAGATAGCTGGCTGAACCAGAATAGACTCAACACTTATATCAGTAGTTAAGTTATCACCGGTGTAAGTGAAGGTGATTGTATCCCCACTGATGGGAATATAATCCTGTAATTCTACCGCTTTCGTTACACCTTGTATTTTTGATATGATAGCAAGGCGCAGCATATCATAGTTGGTGTCTGCGTTTTCAATTGTAATGACCAGGGCTTTGTCTGTCAGGTTGCCGCTATTCCCAGGCCTTACAACAGTCACTGTACTTATGGCTGAGTAAGCAGTGGAAGTACCGTCATTTCGTTCATAGCCCACAGCTACAAAGTATGCACCGGATTCGAGTGATCCTCCTATTGTTTCTTCTGCAGAGATGTCCGGTACCTGGAAATCAGGGAATAATCTTAAATCGTCAATAGAGCTAAGGGATGGGTTGTCGCAATTCAGGTACTTGGGCCAACCGAATTCCCCACCTCTCTTATCTGTAAACACAATGGTCATCTCCCCTTTGTAATTACGCTGGCTCTGACCAGTGATGTACCACTCAGTACTGAACCCTAATTTATCCTCCAGTGCCCAGGTAGCGTCATCTACAATGGGCTCATAGGTTTCTGTAACAGGGTCAAAGTAGCCTATGGCTGAATTAACGTTATCAGTAGAAAAAAGTACAGGCTTACTATCAGTCTCTATAACTCCAATATACCGGTATGGTACTACAACCTGCAATTTCTTAAATCCAGGTTCATTAGATACACTTCCCTGGACATCGAATTGAATACCATTCTTACCAAATGGGTAGGTTCCTTGTGGCTGTTCTTCAGGCCTGGTATCAATATGCAGTTTGGTTACTTTCATATAAATCCTGTAATGTCGCCGTAAAATTGTTCGGGTTCATGGGTTGTGTAGAAGCTTTCGAAATAGTTAGCGGGGGGTATAAACCGGGTGTGTGCATTTACCTTCATTTCCATCTGATCCACAGATGGGTAAGTTATCTGTCCGATAGCCCTGGCTGCATGTAGGTCAAACTTACGATCACAATAATCAAAGGAGAATACCGGGTCTTCCCAGCCTGCGCCGATCATACATCCTCTGCAGTACCAGTATATCGCTTCCTTATAGTTTTCGTTATCTGGTATCAATGGAAGCCCGTTATCATCCAGCGGTATTGTACTATAGTGTACCCTTACACAACCATCTGCAAAAGAGGTTTGTATATAACCACCTATACTGGTACTGTACCACTGTTCACAGGCCGGTAGGCAGTTATACTGGTCTACAGAGATACAGTAAGGCAATTTGATAGCTGTACTATCGTAGATTAAGCCACCCTCATCTGGTACCTCTCTGGCATAGGGTATAGTTAGAAATGGAGTAACACCGGGTAGTTTTGCACCAGTACCAGGAAGAGTGCGCTGCTTAGGGGCGTTGAAGGTACGGGTACCGGTATTGTACTTCAGTCGGTGGCCGTTCCATTCAACACCTTGTATAGTGATTAGCCCACAAGGTAACTTACCAACATGGAAGTTAATGTCTACATCTTGCCAGGCTGGCTGCAGGCTAACTTTTGTTTGCATCAGACCCATGGCCTCCGGGATCCATTCCTCCATATCAACAAGGAAGCCGGTATCCTGTACCCTGGTTTTGCGTACTATACGGCCCACCACCTCACTTATGCTGGTACTGGTGTGTATCATTAGCTTACGTTTTTCTCATTATCTTTTGAGTAGTCTTTAATCGGACAATACAGATACCTGTATTTTAACAAGGGGTTACTTGTTAGTGCCTCTGAGAACTCGTGCTTAAATCCGGTTGTAGCACCAGAGTTACGATTGGACGGCTCAAACTCATACACTGTTTCATTACGCATTCCTGGTTTATACCAACCTATTCTACACCAGTCATCACCGGTGAAATAAATCAGTTTCGCATACTTGTTCTTACCGGCAACAGGATCGAATATCTTAGGCTGTAACCTGGTCTTAGACCAGTTTACCAGGCGTTGGGAAGAGGATCGGAAATCCCGTTCTACCCTCTTGGCACATATCTTACCACAACGGTTGATAGAAACGGCTTCTCCATTAACGATTGCAGTCTTGGCCTTATCGAAGAAGCACTCCACAATCTTTCTGAACTTTGTGTAACTATAGATCTCTACGATCTTGGAAGTCTGTATGGGCCTGGGCACCTGCACACGTTTACCATCAACTATTTCATGCCCGTATACAGTATCTATGTAATTGAGCTTATGGTATATATAGAAGTTGTGAATCTTGTTGTGATACTTGCCCCAATATTCCGGGTTATCGGCAAGTATCTTTGCAGCATATGCTTCCCATATATGCTTTACCAAATGTGTCTTAATGCCTTCTTGTTTCATGCCTCTTGCTTGTTTTTAGGTGATGCCAGATTGACTTCAATCTCCTGCCCGTTTGGAACATTGATACGGTTGTAATCCACTGTCAGCATATACTGGGTGATCATTTGTGCCAAATCCCCTGTTACAGGGTATGGATCATTCCACCAGTCGCAGCCGTGGCCGGCATACTTGCAATTCAATTGCATTACTTCTGTAGGACGGTCAAATACTCCATCCACCCGTATCATAGGCAGTTTTCTATTCTGCCTTACCTCTATGTAACCATTAGTATATTCATAGAAATAACTGTTTCTGGAATACTTACCAGAAGAGAGACTTTCTACAGTACCAGGAGATGATAGACGAAACGGGTTGAGCCCGTCAATACTGCCTACATAATCAAAAGTGATGCTTCCACTTCTGAGTGGTGTAGGTATGACATACTTGGATCTGGCTACATTACACAATGGAATAGAAACATTACATGCCACTGCAGCTGCTTCTTCCATGGGTACAAATAACGTCTGCCGGTATATGGCCCGTTGACTGGGGTGCTTTTCCAAAGATCTGCCAAGTAAAGTTGATCTCCAGTTATCCACTACCTCGCCTAACATTCGCTTGAACGGCTCATCGAATTCCCGGTCAAGATGACTGGCGATGATGGTCGTTATACTGTTCAGAGAAGGCTGTTGCATGTGGATAAACTGTTTGATTTAAAGATAAATAAAAAATCCCCCGGGAGTACCGGGGGACCGTGGCATGAAAGGAAGATGTGCGCTATTATAACCCAATAATAGAGGCACGGCTGGCAGTTGGCAAGGCAATGATTGTGTATAGTGGTTGTGCGTAATTTCGTGTAGCTCCCTGTTCGGTCCTGGTACTCTTTATAATCACGTAACCGTATTGGATAGCAGCGTCCACGTTGGTGGCTGGCTCACCGAATTCGGCAGGTGTAGTACCTTCCTGGGTGTACAGCGTAAGTCCCTGCTGAACCTTGAAGTAGTTTTCAAAGTCCTTCACATCGGCGTAAGTACCGATAGGTGCGATAGCCTTCTGAGTATGCGTCAGCACAATAGCACTGGCGTCGGCTGTCTGGCTCGGGGAGGTTTCAATATAAGCACTGATCTTCAGTGTACGTGTAGAATCAGTACCAGTAACAGTAAGTGTGGTACCGGAACCTGACGCAGAGAAGATCTTGTCCAGGGTCTCGGCATTAATGTCTGCAGCCAGGGCAGTTACTGCTGCTGTTACGTTAGTTGTAACGGTCTCCTGGTACTGCCAGGAGGGATAAGGTAATGTCGTCGAGCTGGTGTCGATGATCATTACATGCAGTATCTGGGTCACAGCTATTGTCCCACCAAAGGCGGCAGTCCAAACATCCCCCTGGCCGGCAGTATAGGCAATCGACTTTTTATCGGTAGCGGGAACAGGTACTGGAATTGGCGTAGTGATCTTGACAATTCCGTCAGCTTGCTTCCAGGCAAAGAAATACTTGCGGCCTACGTTGACTGGTAAAGTGGTAGAACCAAAGGCAACAGCGCCTTTAGTATCTTCCCAGTAAGCTGCCAGCGCACCTGCTGCGGCGTTGTCAACAAAGTCTTCCAGGGTAGTCTGGAATCCTACTACTGGGTTAACACCACCGGCAAAATTAGCCGTTACAATGGAGGAGAAGGTATTGCCGGTTTCTGAACCTGTAACAGTAACCCCGTTAAAGGACGTGCCAACAGGGCCGGTTAGCGTAAAGGTAGCGGAGGTGGTACCGGATGAAGCGGCTGTAAAACCTTGTGTATTGGCGTCTAGCATAGCCTCAATAGCAGCCACGGCCAAGGCAGCAGTACTTTCCGCTGCAGTTACAGTAAAGGTATAAATGTAGCCTCCAATATTGAAAGTAATACTATCTCCAACTGTAGGAGATGCGGCAATTGTAACAGTATTCACTGAGGTGGCCGCTGTGCCGGCAGACGGACTATTACTAGTATCTACAGACTTTGCTATGATAATTTCAGCAGGCTTACCAATGGTGCCTTTGAAGAATCTATTTCTGATCCTGGTCATGGTAGTAAGTTTTAGGAATTATAGAACTACTCTGGTATTGTTGTCGTTTTCAGCTAACTGTTGTCCCGGTACATTTTCAAGCCGGCCCTTCAGGTACTCAACAGCTAGATCGCATATTTGCTGGTGAAAACTCTCAGGCAGTTCGCTATCTGTTCCCAAACTTAGACTAATGGGAAGTGCTTTCCTAATATAGGTAATACCAACCTTGTTTACTGTGAAGCTACTGTCGTAATATACGTATAGGGTATTACCTTTTAATTCACTGATCGGAGAATAGTGAGAGGTTTTATAGAATTGAGTTGTGTTAACGGTTGGAATTTTATTTGATGGCAATAGCCGATTTTCTACATAGACACCCTGGTTCGTATGCCGTTGCAATGACCAGGTATACTTCTCGCTTACTGAAGTAGTAGTACCATCAACTGTTAATTCTGGATTAACGGTAGTACCACCGGGAACAACAATGAGATAATGTTTAGGTTTAAACACATCATCAAGTTGTTCCCAGTAATAGCTGCCGATTGAGGTTATCCAGGGTATGATAAAGGATATGTCTTCTTTTCTTTTATAACCAGTATAGGTGTTACCATAAGGTAGATCATCTGGTATAGTTACTGTTTTCTCACCAAGGTTTACGGCTATCGTTTCGTAAAAAGGAGAAGTTCCCTTATCGGACGTAGTTTGCCTTAGTGTGTATACGTCTAAGCTTACAGCTTCCACCTTAGCTTCAACACCTGTACAAAGGGCTGTAGAATAGGACCAGTTGGTAAGCAGGTAGTTATAATCAGATGGCAGGAAACATTTATATCGGCTCTTACTGGGATCGATATATGGCACCAGCTCACTACCGGTAACGATAAGGTTTCTCAGTACATCTGTTCCTAACTGGTCTATTTCAAATCCGCCACTACCGTCTTTTTTGGGACGAATGCAACTCTGAATAAACCTGTTCTGCATCTTGTTGAGTACCCAGTCCTTTTCCTCAGGCTGGTATTTCCTGGTTCTGTGGGCCGCAACCTGCTGCAGGCTCTGGTCTAGTTCAATATGCATTTCCCGGACGGTCATTGTCTTGCTTGTTGAGCTGGTGTAAGTTGAGTTACTTTCTTCTTAGGTACAATAGGCTTTTTCAGTGCTTCCTGCAGAAGTGCCTTCAATAGCGTTATCTGGTCGGAGTTCTCTTCGTCCTTAAAGAAAGCAATTGTCTCTTCTAAAGAGTTACCAATGATAGCTTTTGTCTCTGCATCAGTATATTTACTGCCTATAACTTTAAGCACACTGGTATTGACCATGCTTTTAATCCAGGCCCGGATCTCCAGATCTCCTTCATTTTTTACCTCGATGAACCTGGCGGAATTGGCCTCGGCCTGCTGGCGTAAAGCTTCCAATCGTAATCCGTCGTCTGAGAACTCCCGGGGATCGATACCCAACAAAGTAAGCATCATATCTACCTTGGTAGCATTCTGCTTCATTTCCAGGTAGATCTGCATGGCGGCATCCTTTTCGTCATTTTTCTTTGAGTTCTTGGCCTGTACGTTCTTGGGATCAAATACATAGAACTCTTTCATCGAATTACCATTAGCCAGTTCTTTGGACATGGCCACAAACGGGTGTCCTATTGCATGTCTATAACGGAGATATTCCATTATTTTAATGGGGCGATTCCTATTAGAAACCGGGTTTTCATTGTTGTCTTTGAGCCCTATTTCCAATGATACACCTAAGTCGAAAGGTACTTCCGTATCAATATCCTGGTAGAACTCGGAAACTTTCTTTCTGAACTCACGATCCTCTTTTGGTACATCAAGCACCAACGGAAGCAGGATATCTTCTTCCTCGAAAGACAGGCCGCTACCGATCCGGATTGAATTCTTCTCGTAGTACGATCCTATACTCTTCTTGGCCATGGAAAACATTTCTTCTACATCTTTTCCTTGTGCACGGGATAGTGTAGATCCGGCCCGAAAAATTGTAACTACGTGGCTGTTAGGATGTTTCTCATTCATGTGTTTACTGTTTAGTGTTATAGTATACCGTTCAGGTTTTCTTAAAGGAAAGCTCCGGCACCAGGGCCAGAGCTTCCTGATTGTAAGAAACACCTAAACAGCAAGTTTCTTACAATCCTGCTACGCATTGTAAATCGAAGCAACGATTTGCCCTCATTATTTGAATACCGGCGGACTTCATACGAGTATACTCGGATTTATCCTGTACGGTAGTAAGGTACTTAGTCGCCTGTCCTCCAGTAGATCCCAACAGGATCTGCAGGGAACGTGGCATTGGGGTAAGACCTGGTACAACACCATCCAGAAAGGAACGGCCCTTTTGTGCTACGTGACGAATATTTGGCTGACCATCAACGTCACCATCATCAATGAATACCATACGGTAGCTTTCCAGCGGCAGACCGCTTTCCGGATGAAGCGGGGAAACTTGTGCAGCACGGCCAATGTCAAATACTGGGTTATGTTTCAGTTTGATAGTATGACCATCGATGTGGTAGAAGCCATCAAAATAACCACCCAGCATCAGGCCGTAGTTAGCACCTGTCACAAACTTGGAGGCAATGTCGCCGGCGCCGAACGGACCCAGGAAAGTAGCTCCTTCAGCCATAAGTGCCCTGTGGAACTCCCGGCGGCCGCCAGTACCAGTATGAAGGGTAATGTTCATCTTGGATGAATCCTCCATACCAAACAAGGCATAACCAACCTTATTGGACAGTGTCTTATAGGAGAGTTTGGAGTATGTGCTTTTGTTGGTGATCTGCTCCAGGATACCGGAAGTACGCGGAATTACTTTACCAGTCATTAGATCCTTCAACGGAATGGTGCCATCAGTAAGCCTGTTGTAGCGTGAGTACCAGTAGTAGTGCTCGCATTCTTCCATCCAGTTCTCTTCCATCTGCCACATGGCGTAATCCATCCACACATCAGTTTCTCCTTTGTCAGTCTGGACTTTAATGCGCATGATCTTGTTGGCTGCGTTACCTGCCCAGGATAGACCGGCTCTCATGAATCCCATCTGGTTCTTGAACAGACCAGGCATAATCATATTGGACTCCGTAGAACGAGATTCGGATTCTGCTACAGACGTATGCAGGCCGATCCATTTTACTTGAGGGTCCAGTTGATCCAGCGGACAGGAACTTTCATAGGTAGCCGGGTCCAACTGGCATTCGTAGCGGTATCCACCACTAGCCGCCGGCTCACCATCACTGTGTACATAGGCCTGGATACCACCCTCGGATTGGATGATGTAGTATCTCTTGATCCAGTTATCTGAGAATGTGATATAAAACCTACTGTGACCGTAACCTGGTTTGTCATCACCGGAATATTCAGTGGACAGTACTGTAGACACCTTAGTCCTACGGCCCATTACCGGATAAGTGAACTGCACATCATCAATTTCCGTTGCAGTATTATTTACACCATAACCTACACCACCAAGTGTCATCATCGAGATGGGGTACTTGGTATTGTAGTTACCCATGATGTATGTAAGCTTTTTGGTTAACTCCGATGGTTGGCCTTGACGCTGGTGATAGAAGTTGGTCTCATCCAGCAATGACTTTGTATCGACTATCTGTTCCTGAACCTGGAACTTCATTTGAGGATACAAGGTATTGGCAGAGGTATTGGTAGCCATAATGAAGAAGAAATAACAGGTGAGTAATTTTAAATCTCACCTAAAGTTAAATGCTTCTTACCTGTACTTGTACCTGTAGACCCGCTACTGGAGCCTGTTTTAGAGCTTTCAGCCTTCAATCTTAATCTCTGTGAAGCTATTGTCTCCGCTTTCTTTTGTATAACTGATTTCAAATCTCCTTTTATGTGCTGGTAGAATAGAGATTCTACTTGTGTTTTGAGTTTACTTTCATCCAGTTCCTGAACAATCCAGAATTTGCGGGTCTGTGGATCGAACTGCAGATTATCCATCACAAACTGGGTGAACTCCTGCTTCTGGGCTTCCGGTACTACCAGGGACACTTCATCGTTAATTGCTTTTGTCAAGCGGTCACGGATACCTGTAACCGCTGTACTAATCAGTTGTTGCTGGCGCTCTTTCTCCTTTGCCAGCTCAGCAAGCTGCTGGCGCTGTGCTGTATCGATTGTCTGGTAGGCAGTGTTAGCCCTCTCTAGTAACTTATTGTCTTTGATTGCCTTTTGAACCAAGGCTTCAATTGTGTCTTCATCCAGACCCCTGGAACGCAGGTCGTGCCTGTACAGGTTTGTTTGAATCTCAACAGATTCCTTTACTTTATCCAGTTCAGGCAGTGTGTAGCCAGGTGTCTTATTGAAGAACTCTTCTTCACTTCCACCAGCTTCAATATGAAGCAGGAAGGCATACCCACGTGGGTTTCTGGTGGCCAGATCCTTTTCAAATTCATCAAAGGCATTTTCTCTTATAGCTTCGTCCCTGAGAGCCACGCCTTCAGGAGAAACCGGGTCTATGTCATCGGGATACTTTACTTCTACGTGCCGGCCTGTAATCTTCTCCACTACTTCGAAGAATTGTTCCTCTGTCTGCTCCTCTGCAGTTTGATCTCCCTTATCGTCTGTCTTACCTTCTTCCTTATTCTCACCTGCATCAGGCTCTTCCCCTTTCTGTTGATCCTGTCCTTCCTGACCCTCCTTATTACCTTCAGTACCAGGAGCAGGTGTGCTGGGGGTTGCTGGTGCAGGGCCACTGATACTGGGAATCTTAGGAGAACCATCTCCACCCTGTATACCACCGCTATCACCACTGGAGGTAGCATCGAGTTCCGCTAATGTCGGCGGCAGTGCCGGTGCGCCTTCTCCTTCCGGAGAACGCAATAATCTTACAATAGTCATTACTGTTTAGTTTTAGGTTTTTGATTTGCTTTCTTACGATCTATCTTCAGCTTCTCTTTAGCGAGCGCGTGATCTTTCTTGTCTTTTTCTATTTGATGCTCCAGGGTCTTTCTCCTAGTATCAGCTTCCTGTTGCTTGAGCTTACGATTAGCTCTTTTCTCTTCTACATCAGCAAGTATCTTTTGCTGATCTAGGTTCAGGTAAGCTACCTCTACAGCGTCAGGTACGTTATTGTCATTGGAGTCACCATCCTGGTAAGTGAAAGTATTGAAGCTACCTTTGATGTATTCAATATCTTCTTTTCGGTCATACTCTTCGTGCATAGTACCACGCTTGAGAAGTTCCTTATATTCATCATGCCGTTGCTGTATCTCAAGTAACGCTTGTTCCTTTTCTTGCTCATCGGCAGCATTCTGTTGTGCAAGCTGCATTTCTATCTCTTCGATACGTTTGAGCTTCATTTTAAGTTCGGCGGCATTTACACTGTCAATCACCTCCATCACTGTTGAAGGCCTGGCATTGTTCTGTAACATAGCCTGTGCATATCCCTTCATTTCGTTGAGCTTACGGATGTGTTCAGCAGAACCATCTACAAATACTCCCAGGTCTTCATTGGGAAAGTCTTCCGGATCTATCTCCATTAGCTGGGTGCCAAATTCGTCGTCGTTGTAAACACTCCTAACACCTTTGGCAGTAAGGAACTTAGCATAGTCCATTATTCCCTGCAGTTCTTTCTCGATCAGTTCCTCAAACCCACTGAAGATCATATCTGTGATCACAGTACTCTGGAATACTGCCCGCTCGTTTACTCCCTGCAGGTCGGATGCATAAGTTTGCCCCTTACGCTGCCGGGTAATCCCTATTACATCATCCCACTGTTGCTTGTAGTAATCCATCAGGTTGATGAGTTCCTTGATATACTCAAACAGAGTCATATCCAGTACCTGGTACTGGTTCCAGCTTTTATCAACACCTATTTGATTGCGGTCCAGCAAACCATAACCCAGAGCATCGGCGTAATAGAAGAATTTTTCATCATCCCAGTCGCCTTCATTCGGCACAGCATTCTTGTCCAATAGGACTATTTTTCCTTTACTCTTGGCAATTGTTTTTTCTATAACATAATTCAATATAATCACCATGACCTGGAACGGTAGGCCAAGTTCCAGCACAGAGATATTATCAGCATGGAGGTCGGAGTACTTTCGGCCATTGTAGGATAGTTTACAAGCAGAAGCATTGTTCATTTCGTTACGCTGTACCTGTACCTCTCTCATATTCACATAGATACCGTTCTGTATATCTCCTATACGCTCACATTCATGCACAACGTTTACCCATTTCCATTCAACCCGTTCACCAGGACCAACTACGTAGTCCTCATCCACTTTCTTTTCTACGAAGTCCATCACCTCAAAATCAAAGTAGGTAACAAACCCCACTTTCCTGCGGCCCTTCCATTGTACATGGAATACCGGTATCTTATTGCGTTCTTCAGGGGAAGTATATAACCCACGCATGTGATCGTAAAACGTAGCAGGTGTAGAGAACCAGTATTGCCGCTCCAGGTCTTTTTGTTCCTGCTCCTTTAACTGCGACCAGTAACGGTCTACTACGCTGGATAGAGAATACAGGCGCCGGCACACAACCCATTCCCCATCCTCTATATATTCACTGCTATCACTATCTTTATCGTAATCGATCTGTAGTGGAGAAATATCCTCGTATACCAATCCCTCGTTCACTACTCCTTTGTAAGAGAATGCCATACCAGCAATCAGCCAATGCTTGAACATCTTGTGTAGCTTCTTCTTGATGTTCTTTTCCCGGATGACACGCCGAAGCCATTTCTGTCCTTTAATAGCAATGGCATCTTTGTAGGATGCATGATAGGCTTCTTTAACCTGATCAGGCAGCGGAGGTTCCTGTTCCAGTTGCTGCAATTGTTCCGGTGTCAGTTGCTCTCCCATTGCCTGTGCTTCCCTTAGTACTGTCTGGATAAATAACTGATCTAGGTTCTTTTTTATGGCACTGCTCAATCCTTCTGTGTAGCGGATGTAGCCATTTTCTCCCAGGTTCTCTACGTTATAAACAAAAGGTCTCCTCGGCCACTCACCGAGCAGCAGGTCTATGTTTGTCCTGAGTATAGTAACAGGCCTTACTTTGGCTGGGAATGCCTTATGCGCAGCATTACTGCTACTCAATGGGTTGGTGATGTGCTTAAACCAGGATAGGGGAAATTGGTTGTTATACACTTCGTATAACTCCAGCAAATTCTTCCTGGTACTGGTCTGAGACCCATATATAAAATTGCAGCGGCTGATATAGTGGTTAGCATTGGCCTTATACCAATCGTTATCCTTTTCACTATATGAGAGCATTTGTAAAGGCCGATTGGTTTGATCTACTGGTATCTCGTTAGCCATGATAGAAGTGTTTGAACAAAGTTAGATGGATATTAGTAGGGCGTTGTGACTTCTCCGCCGTCCCCGTAATCGTTTTCACCGAAAAGCACTTTTTGGTTACTATAGAACTTTCGTCCTTCTCTTCTTTGTTTAACCATGTGTGCCCGACGCTCTTTTAACATAAACATGGCCACAATACCAGAGGATATACAGTCATAGTTGCCGCTTTCTGGATTATGTTTTGCCATCTCACGCAAGAACTTTATCTTATAAAGCTGATTTATATTGTATATCATATTACCTTTTTCGTCCACTCCTCTTGGCTCCATATGCCAATCCTCCAGGTACATTAGCCCTAGTTTCTTTCGTTCTGTTGGCATATTCATCAGGTAAGAGTTACCAGCACTCTTGGATGCCACTTCCTTATTATGTATCATCTCTGGTTCATGCTCTAACCGGTGTAGTTTACGATGCGTCTTAGCGTATGTTACAACCGCTTGCCCGCCGCCGGATATTTCGCCTTGAGCCTTACAATTGTACATATCGCATAGCATGAATAAAATCTCAATGATGCTGTCAGAGTTTGGCATACGTCCCACGTACCATGCTACAGGCAAACCAACAAAGGATGGATCTACATCGTTTTCCTGTTTCCATACTGTAATGTCGTATAGTGAGGTAAGATCTTCCGATTCATCTTTGTAGTATGGGTCAAATGTTACACAATACATCCCTTCCGGCACCAGTCCATTTTGATCCTGGTAAGGTCGTTGTACTATACTAACGCATCCATTAAGCTCATCCGATTGGTTATGCGGATGCTCTTCTACTGGTTTGGCTATTTCTTTTGGTAGTATGCTGAATAGCACACCACCTATTGCATCTGTACTTTTACTTCGAGTCAGTTTACCATGTCGGATCAATGCCTGAGCGGCCTTATTTGTCTCTAGGTATCTAATCTGAGCATTACAGGCGTCAACATTAAATCCGTTACCGGTTAACCGTTGCAGTGCCTCAGCTGGATTTCGGGGATATTCGGCCTTACGCCTATCCAGATCCTTTGGTTTGCCGCTTGTACGTTTCTTCTCCCTCTCCTTTTCATCGTCAGCAATGGCGCCTTCCATATCTACATTACCTTCTTCATCCATGAACTCTTCATTGGCCCTAAAACAGGGAACAAAGTAACCACACTCTGTTCCGAACATTCCTTCTTCGTAGGGATTTGGAAATTGCAGCATATCCCAGGCTTCCGGGTGGTTGAAGATATTCTCCAGTCCTTGAATTCCAGGCCCCTGTTCACCGCCAGTACCAAATACAGTAGCCTGGCCAACATATATGGAACCACTTCGTAAAGAACCAAGAGATACTTCCAATGCATCCTCCAGGTGAGGGAAAGAACCGCTCTCTTCAAAGGTTACCTTACGGCCCCTCTTACCACGGGTTTTCTTGGGCTTGTCCACGATCTGGGCTATGATCTCACTCATCACTCCCCGTTCAGTACCATATTCATCTTTGTAGGATGCCTTCTGGTGCATCAGGGTATTGTGCACCTGCCGGTTCTTTCTCCAGTACGGACAGTACTGGTTGATCCAGTCCAGTCCATCCTTTACCTTATCCATAATGGCGTCACCTACCAGGAAGGATTCACCGCTGGCGAAGTAGTAACTTTTAGAACCATGAATGAAGTTGTAGTTGTAGACGCCGTCCCAGGCCTCCTTAAAAGAGAACCCGGCGCCACGGGTTTTCAGACAGCACAGGTGCCGGCCTCCCGGGGAGTGCACCCCCATGAATTCTCCCCCGTACCAACTGATATGCTTGAAGTTCCACCATTCATAGTCTATCTCCCAGAAAGCAGGAAAGGATACTACCTTCTCTGAAATCTTTGCAGACAGGCGGCCACGTTTATCTCTTACTTCTTTCAGTGCCGTTTCAGGTATGCGGAAGATGGGAAAGAAATTAAGGTAGCCATAGTGCCGGCCAGAGATCCAGAGATCACCAACCTTGTAACCATACTTACACCTACGCTCCTGCTCTTCCCAGTACTGGAAATAGTCACGGCTTCCCTGTGGCGCCAGTGTATACCGGCCCCCGTTCTTCTTCCATTCTATTGCAGCTTCAGAGAAATGTCTTGTGTTAACTAGTGCATGAAATCCCATCCCGAGTCTGTTTAGGCCTTGCCTGCCAGCTGCCTGTTGCTCTTCCTGGGATCGTTATTATTTTTTGTGGATCAATTTCATTAAATCTTCCATGGACCTGCCATTAGAATCAGGGCCACCGGCACCAATTTCGGTAGCCTTCTTATTCTGGGCAATGTTAACAGAACCAGCAGCAATGTCCGCCTCACTCCAGCTGGATACTTTATCTTCGTTTTCACCTTTTACTGCAGTACCACGGATACCGGTACCGCCTTCCTTCATCTCTTCCTCTACCCTACGAGCGAAGCTCTTGATACTGGCGTACATCTTATCCAGCTTATCGACGGTAGAGGCTATCTTATCAGGAGAGTGCCGTAGCTCTCCTGCCCTGGTAGTTTCTTTAAAGTCAATGTTCTCCAGATACAGATCCATCTGGTCCTGCATTTTTAGCAGTGCACGGTAGGTACGAAGAGACCTGGCAGCCTTCATGGCTAGTTCTTCGTACTTCTTAGAAGCAATTTCTACCACAGAGTCTATCTCTTGTAAGCCAGCGTAGTAAAGCGCTTCTTTATGCCGTTCTGTTTCCTCCCAATCCCGGATAGGAGAGTTGAAATCGTTGAAGAAGTAGATGTAAGAGAACTCGCGGCGGGTCTGGCGTTTTAATTTGCCACTGGAATCACCTTTAGAACCTTTATCCCGACGGTAAATAGCTTCAAACTCCGGGATCAGCATGATCCAGGGTTTATTCAGTTTAACTTCCATGTTCTCATCTATCTCAAACAGTCTCATTTCCTTTGTCTTTTAATTCCTCCAACCGGTAATCCAACAGTTGCATCCCGTTCAAGGCCCGGTAGATCATGTCTTTACCATTACGTTTGTTCATCTTAACCTTATTCATACGGTTCAGTTTTGCAGCTTTAGGCTTAAACTTACCGAAGTAAGGCAACATCACTCCTTCCATAGTACCTTTCCTGATCACGTCGTAGATATAATTACCTACAAAGTCAATGACATGTTTGGCTTCTCCTTTCGTGATCTTGTTCATGCGTGCTGTCTCTTCAAGGAGGTGGTCATTAGCCAATGGGATATCCTTGATAGAGGTTTTTAACCCAGCCATCGTATATGTTTTAGATAATTAAGCGCTGCTAATACTTCAGACCGCAGGTATGGAAGTTCCTCTACAATAGGATCCGGTGTGCCCAGCCCCTCTATCTCATGCGGATAATGTATGATCCTACGTTTACCTGGTCTGAAGTTAAAGTACTCACCCATGTATTGATATATCGATAATTGTAGTGTGTAATGGTTATGGGTAGAGTCCTGCAGGTGGGAAAGTGAACCGAGCATCATCCTTGGGCCAGTCTTCGGATCATGGTAGGACTCCTTATTAATCTTCTCGTTGGTCTTGTAGTCGTCGATATGCATGTACTTGTGACCAAGTACCTTTTCAATGATAGGTTTGTCACAGCGACCGGCTATCCGCCAGTCATGGCGCCACAATTTCATTTCAGGATAAACGCCATCCCCCAAATCCTGGTAGCCGTAAGCTTTCCACCCATCGTAAATTACCGGCTGTTCCAGGTTATAAACCCTGAAATGTCTTCCGTTTACTAGATCAAATCCTCTATTATGCAGGAAGTCTTCCTTCTGACTGTGTATGAGGGTACCACGTTCACAGGCCCTGTCCCGCTTACCATCCCACTTCTTTTTCCAGTACTCAGGAGTGTTTCCATACCGGTATGCCATGTACTGCGAACGCTCCTCTGTGTTAAACTGGTTGACAAATTGCTCCACGATTTGCGTGGCAGAGCGGTAAGTGACATCACCCAGGTAGTATCTGTGTATGTCATGATCATACTGTACTTCAATATTAGGACTCAATTGCGATACCATCTACAAAATGTATTTCAGTTGGTTCTTTACTAAGTAACATCCATAGGCCCTCTTCTACTCCAAGCTTCTGAGCCTGTTCTTGGGAAAGATCTTCAAACTTGTACAAGTACCAGGAGATAGAGGCAGCGTACCTGCGCATCTCAGACAAGATGACCTGCCGGTTATACTCTGTAGACATAGGACTACTTCCTACTATTTGCTTTAACTGGTCATAGATTTTGGTAGGAAGTCTTCTAAGATTGACTGTACCGTGCTCATAGTTCAATAAAATACCAGTTGGATCATAATGCCAGTATGGGTAAATTATATCTGCACTATGTAACTGAACTACACCGACACTCTTCTGTACTTCGCTGATTACTTGTGTTACCTCCATCGTAAACTAGTTTAGATACTGCTTCAACGAAGTTACCAAACAGTTGTAGGGATACAAGCTATGGGTGGGAAACTGTGGACAACTAGTACTTGCGAGATAAAGCCCCCTGCCGGGAACGGCTAAAGGGGTTACATCTGATTTGTCATATAAATAATCCTAACGAATATAGTCTTTTAACAAATAAAAAAGCCCTGGTCGTTATTCAGTACCAGGAGAAGCGGTCTATCTCCTGGTACTGGTATAAAACAACAATGGCCAGTGGAAACTGGCCTTGTATTCAAATGGGGTAATTAACCATATCAAACCTAAATCCTGATGCCCTTGATGGAGAGTATCAAAAATAATAGCCGGCGTTAACCGGCTATTACTACAATGAACGTTAACCGCAACTGGGTCGATTGGTGACATCACAAAGCTACTAAAGTAAGTGACAGATGTAACAATGGTAGAGAAAACTGTGTATAACTAGACACTATTCAATTAAGAGATAGCAACAGATAGTAGATACTACCCTGTTGGTTTCTTATCAACATTAGAGATTATGAAGTTAAAGAATAATTGCTGTAATGGTAAGGCAGTCTAAAAGACAACAGCCGGTAGACACCGGCCCAGTTGGGTGCCATATATCTATTAAAATGATAAAACTTATAGTATCAATATAACGAAAAACCTGGAAACGTGTGATCACACGGATGTGTGAATGCTATTTTTCATCAGATAGTTCAGCCAGTAACTCCTTCATGAACTGAGTTGCTTCCTCTGGAGTAAGACTGGAGAGATCTATCTCATGAACTGTTGTTGGCTCAGTAAATTGTATCCCCTGTATCGGGTACGATACTGCATTGTTGTCTTGCATGACGTTAGAGTTTAGAGTACTAAGGTACGAAAGCCCCCCGGTAGTTGTGTGATGAAAGTAGCCCCGGCATACTTAGCAGGATAGAACCCACCCACTTAGAAGTGCGAAGATATGTTACCCCCGGGGGACCACCTCATGCTTTGGTCCCCCACTAAGTCTTGGATGGAAATACCCCGTGCCTCTCAGATCGAGGATTGGATTTTCTGCCACATACATTTTAAAATACCATAGACATGATCAACACACTTCGTCTCATCCAAGCTGCTGCCATCATTGCTCAGATCACGGGTTCAAATGTCACTGCCATTCAGTTCGAAGATGGAAGTGGATGCAAGTTCAACTACCAATTGAATGGTTCATCAACTTGGACATATACCGACTTAACCGGCAAGCTATAAGCGCTGGTTAAGTCTATTCTCTTATCATTTATTATCTCACACATAAACTCACCTACAATGTCACAACAAGCTCGAATGATCAACATGGCCTCAGTCAAGGCTATAATGCAGCAGCGTATTGCCGTGCCTGAAACTATGGTTGGCGGCAAGAAGATCCTGTTCACCGTTCAGGGTAACGGTACAGAGATGTATGTCCAGGACAAGGGCGGCAACTATGTTAATTCAGCCGCTGATCCGGAAGAAGTGCTCAAGAAGAAGATCTTCAATGTTAAGGCCAATTCCACCCTGGCTATGGGCCTGAAGATTAACCGCGACCTATTGGCCGCTGGCGTCGCTGCTGAGAAAGCCGGCGACATGGACGAAGCACACGAACACTTCAGTAAGTATCTGAATGCTGTTCAGATCAGCTTCAACATCCTGCTGCCCAATAAGCTTGAGGCCAAGCTTTCCGATGGTGTGGAGATCGCTGCACGTGTGCAGAAGATTACCACTGATAATGGATCACTGTTAACGCTGGATCCTGCAACCATCACTGTTGTTGAACCTGAATATCTGGGTAAGACCACATTCAGCTTCGACGAGTTCATGCCTACTGAGGAGGAAACAACCTCTGAAGAGGCGACGCCTGCTACTGATGCTGTTAAAGCATTGCAGGCCTAATTTACATCAGAACCAGGAAGGGCCAGCGCTGTAACGCTCACTCTTCTCCTGGTTCTGATTCCTATTGCTAACCTAAAACACCTATTATCATGAAAAAGATCTTAACGAAGGAAAATATCGCATTAGCACTGGGAGCAGCTGTTGGAATAGCATTCTGTGCTATCCAGGTATACTGCTACGTGCAGACTCACTATTAAATATTTGGGGTTTTTCATAGGATATGGTCAAAAACGGGAGTGGATTTCTATCTACTCCCATTATCCTTTTTAGCCGCTGCGTGAGGTAGTCGGAGTCGGCGGGCGTGCGGGTGGCTATTTCTTAAGAAAGAGAGTTCACGCCTAGCGTGGGTTTGCGCCGATTGTAGGGATAATTTCTATCCCTTTGACCCTAAAATTCACCCAATTTTGTACCTTCAAGGGATAGAAAATATACCTACGATGTCAAAAAATAAGCCTTTCCCAATACCTGCAGACTATCCATTTAAGGCCGATATTGAACAGTACCAGGCAAGCTTAAAAACCAGTTACGACAGCGTATCCGTTAAACGGACCACGATTACCGAGGAGATCACATACACTCGTAACCCTAACGGGTTATACGCTAAGCTGTTCCAGAACAAGAAGCTCCTGGATCTCTCGGCGTCCGCGTGCCTGGTAGTCGTGTACATCTGTTGCCACCTAAAGCACCAGCAGACTATGATACAGATACCACTCAAGGACATCGGCCTCAGTAAGGTAACTTTCTATAAAGCGCTACTGGAGCTCACTCACATTAACGTAATTCGGAAAGTACCAGGGAAGAAGGAGATGTACTGGATCAACGTAACTATGGTTGCCAACGGAGATACCAGGGAGACTGAGACTAAGCTACTAAATGGAGCGAGAGACAGTGAGTGACGGCCGCGAGCGGCCCGCACATCCCCCACCTCCTATTCCCCTTCTCAGCTCCTTTCTCTATTCCCTTTTCTATTCCACTTACACAATCTTACTGAGCTTTATACCTTCAGCTCCGTTACCACTTACCGCTCCATTACATAACACTTCAGTAGTACAAATCCACCTTATACAATACTACTTGTCCACAGTTTACAGCAAACCGTATCGCTGTATTTCATTTTCTATTTATCTTAGAAATCCGTAACCAGTAACTCAAACCTTAAATCTATACAGCTTATGTCCTCAATACCACACCTTGTAGTATACGTACTACTCTACGATAAAGACTGGAATGCTGATAACAGCTTCTTTATAACAGTATTTCCGGAACTACCTTCAATAAACCAGATAACTGAGGCTCTTAAAGACTCGGATCTGTTACCAGCTCAGGGCATTAGCCAGGAAGACTATAGTAAACTGATAACAGGAAGATCTGTAACAGAGGGTAATATTAAATACTGGCTTATGCAGAAGATATTCCCCGATTATAATCCCGCAACTCTTAAATCTTAATGCTTATGCCCTCTACCAATCTCGTGATCTATATATTAGTATGTGGCCCTATTGTATCGCCTAAAACATATTCCGGAGAAGAATATATGGATCTCTTTCTTGACTTACCATCTATAGACCAGATAAAGAGGACATTTGGAACTTGTTTACTGTTACCTCCTACCTTATCCGAGGAGAATTATAATAAGCTCATATCTGAGAAAACTGTACAAATTAAGAGTACAACCTATTCACTTATAGAGCATTTATGTGCGGATTACAATCTTATAACTCCTAAAACAACCACAGATGGCGATACAACGAACACTTAAAGGTAATTGTGGCCAGGACGTACACATACAGTACCAGCAAAGGCTTACAGCTGTACGCCGGGCGGGTTACGAGATACGTAAACCTAGTAAACCTGGCAATCCCTGGTCATTCCGCAATGGAGATGGTAGCCATAGTGCTACCGGCTTCAATTCAGAGCTAGATGCTCTGATCTACATAGAGAAAGAAATTGAGAGTAAGAAAGCTTTAAACTAATACAATGCTTACGCAATTACAAAAACTTGCTGTTAAAGACCTAGAGGCGTTACAACGTGAGATCCACTTAGAGCAAATAGAAATGTTCAATGAACAAAGAGCCAAGGAACCGGATAGCTTCAAGATAAAAGCATTAGGTGCAATAATACAAAAGAAGAGAGAACGGTTTGAAGCACTTATTAAAGGTCTTTTAGAAGAATAAACCTTCCACACACTATCATGATATATGGAGAAGACATGAAAAAGAGAGACGCGTCAGGTCTATCCGAGTTCATCCATGACAGTCAGGCGTCACTGTTATCGTGGTAGTGTGCCGTGGGAACAATTAAGATATTATCCTGCTGCACTCTATTGTAACTACTCTGCGATAATAGTTAGCACATCGTTCGGTAATACACGTATTGTTAAGTCCGATTACAGTAGAGTGCAGAGGGATAACTTAACTAAACAGAAATCAAAACAACAATGGACCTCGACTACAACGAAAAGCTTGACTACAACGAAAAGGTAGCAGTGCTACATATTAATATTGCCAGGCACTGTATAGGTAAAGACGATAACCAGGCCTCGAAGCACCTGCAAGCTGCTAGAGCTGCTCTTAAAGGCACAGATAGAAGACACTTAAGCTATTATAAGGCATTGATTGGGGTTGAACTGCTGCATACTGACAACAGGAATCTATCCAAGTTAGTACAACAGTGGGAAGAATCATTACCAAAACCTATTACACCAAACACCTAAACTCACTACAATGCAACCACAAACCGTTTATATACTAGAATACGCTGCTTCTGTACATACAGTCTTTTCAATACTGCCTACTAAAGAAGTAATAGAGGTAGTACTTCAACTTCCTATATCGGATCAGGCTTATACTGAGTTAATCTCAGAAGGTTCAACAGCTGTATTACCTCCTGATACCAGCTTAGGTGTAAGAACCAGGCTATATGGGATGAAGGTAATACAAGTACAACAACTAGTTGTTAGGACTCCTGACTCCAAATGGGCATTATATGAACAAGAAGGAGACACGGAACGTACAATCAAGTACTTTGATTTTAAACCGGGTACGCTTAGAGTCATGAAGGCTATTGGTTTACAGGAACCTCAACCATATAGTAGCTTCCAAAAAGCAGATGCTATTATTAAAGGTGCCACCTCAGTATTCGATAACAAAGGATATTGGCTAACGGAACTTTCAAAGCAGAAGCCAGAACCAGGAGATGAAAGGGCTTACCAGGGAGATCTCGGTCAGGCTGATAGTCTTACAAGCGAGAATGCTTCTCCTGGTACTGAACCTCTCCAGCCTGGCGTTGGTGGATCCAGTTTCACTGCGCAGTTCAGTTCAGTAGAACCGAATTCCAGAACTCCGTGGCAGGAATGTGCATATAAGCATCTGGTTGACGCTTGGACTTATATGCACATGTTACACAAACCTGGCTATGTATATAAAGCTCAAGCTCATATCTCTGCTGCTAAAGAAGCGATGCATAATCGCTGGACACTCTATGCTGTTGTAATAAGTAACAATGAAATTAATCGTTACGACGAAGAGTGGCATGAATCTATATGCAAGTAACTAAATCTCTCATCCAGTAGCCGTGGGAACAACACGTTGAAGTGCAATCTTGTGAGAGATTTTAAGATACTGTCCAACGGACAGGGCTGTGAGTTCTATCAGGGACTCATGGAATAGGTCTAATTATTTTACTTACATGCGTTGGTATACACCCCTTGTGTCTACTTGGGGTATTATTCAGACTTTTAAATTTCAATTATGGAAAAGAAAACAGTTACATTACAATGGGACGCTGAAAGTATACCGGGACATATTATGGTAGCGATCCCTAATGATATAGTGAAGGAGATGATACTCATTATTGCTGAACGCATGCGTCAGATACAGATTGAAGGTTTCAGTACTGATAACGACGACAAATATGAAGAAGGTATACTTTCATCGGCCGGTATCTTTTATTTAATGGAATCAAAAGACCTTACGCTGAATGACAATGGAACACCATACTATTGGCCATTGCCAAATGAATTGTGGAAGCCTACTCCAAATGATCGCATCCGGGAGCTGCAAAAAGGATTGGCGCTTGGTGCAGCTGAATTGGGCCGGCTGATCCGGCTGAAACAAGAAGTCTCATCTACTAGTATTGATGGCGAACCAATAGCTAAAGAAGAGCCAAGGTTCCCCGAGCGAAAGCAGTTAGATGAGGCTGGCTTCGTATTCAGAGGAACTGATAATAAGATATATCTGTGCAGAATGCGTACAGATACGCCATGGTTCTTTTACTGGCACCCTGATGGTGCGTGGGTTAGTTTAAAAGCTGTTACCCAAATAGATGTTTGGGGAGCCTATGAGCAACGTCTCTCAGATGAAGAAGCATTACTCTACCAGCTAAAAAATCCTGGATACAAATCTCCTGGTACTGAAGATAACCAGGTCAAAGAAACAGATTAGACGTAAACAGTCTCTTTGCTATAGCATTGAGATAGTCGAATTCTGGACTACCACGTTCAGCCGTGAAGGCTTTTACTCCTTTATATATCGTGCTTTCGTCCCCAAATAGTGCAATTAGCTCCATTTGGTGTGGGGTAACTTTGTACTCAGTTGGAGTTTCTTCAATTGTGGCAGTGTACCTCTTGCCCTGGTATTCGAAGGTTATGATGGATGGTTTGCTCACGGTCACGTTCATTTATTCAAATATAGTAAAATAATTGAGATGGAAATCAATTCACTCGGCCACGTGGTCACAGAAAATATAACCGTAATTCCTCCTATGGGTAGTGCTTTTCAATTAAAGACTGACGGCACCTACCATCTGTTAAATTCTCCTATACCTGTATTTGTAGAAGCAAGCTTCGAACAAAGTGAACAAGAGATAGAGCGCAGGTATTGGGAAATGAGAAAGAGATTACGTTCTGTAAATGGTTAACACCATGGTATACATTGACAACTTTAATGCGCCGTTCCGTAATATGGTTATGTGCCATATGATCGCTGATACTACAGAAGAACTGTTGGAAATGGTAGACAAAATAGGCGTTAAGCGTAAGTGGATACAACATCCAGGTACTATTCATGAACACTTTGATATTTGTTTAAGTAAGAAAGCCGAGGCCCTAAGACACGGCGCCAAAGAAATTACCTGGCGGGAGATGGGTACCATGATCAACCAGCGATTACAAACCCTTAAAACACCAAAAACATGAGAACATTTTTCAAATCCTTCGATATAGAAGAAAAAAGAGCTCACAGAATACTAGCCGAGCTCATCGTAGACATACAAGCAACTTGCATGTGCCAAAAATGTGGCATACATCCTTTAGAAGATCCAGCCGTAGAATTGGTACTTACCAATGAACGCCAGTACCAGGATAATGAACATCGGTTTACAATCTATGCACTGGCCCACCTGCTGCTGGATTCTACTATATGGGAAGCTATTTACAAGTATGTCCCGTTCGATTTGGGTAAAGAGTTTGCTATAAAGCGAATCGAAGATCTGTTTGATTCCCTTTATAAAGAACGCATATCTCTCTTACAATAAGGGAATACTAATTGTCGGGTTATTGGTTGTTTTTAATAGGTTTTGGTTCTTATTTTCCTAGTCCGTAAATCAATGCCCGACACGTAGTCTTCCCTGATCTACAACGGCTGAGTGGAGTGATGATCTACCTACCATGAGTTCCAGTCCTGGAGTGGCAGCCGTTTCTAAAAGTCTTTTGTACTCTCGACGATAGATAACAGCTACCCGGGAAGGTTCTCCTTCCTGGTACTTTTCCTGACTATTGAAAACATAGATTATGATCGAAACGCTTAAAGAAATATGGCCGGTATTATTGGGGTTTTTATTGGGCGCAATTATAGAACGTATTAACTGGAATCGGCTAATACCAATATTGAAAAAGCCCAGAAAGCCTGTTGTGTTATATGTACTACATCCTGGTGAAGTAAGAAGTAAATGCGATGGTAATTGGCATTACATATCATTAGCACAATTAGCTAGTTTATATGGGCTAAAACCTGGAACCTGGATAAGATATGATCCACGTACAGACTATCCATCGCATCTTGTACACCTATACCCACTTACAAATGGGCATTACAAACAGTTTATGCAAAATCTACGTCGTTATAGTAAGGAAAAACAAACGACAAAATAAATTTTTGAGCAGCGTAGAGGTATACAACTATTCTTAATGAGTAGATTCTCGTGAATGTATGACTGAAGCCAGCTCTAGGATCATAACTACTATAAATAACCCGCGGCTGGTAGGCGGCTATAGGTTTCCGGGTTAAGTACCTGGCCGCAATGATCCGATCAAAGTTCTTTACAGTTGTGGAATTTATATTGTAGTTGAAGATCTGCGACCTGTGTCTACAGGTTGCCATTATTCCGGTATACGCAAATGGTTAAGCGGGGCATAAAGCGGTTTAATGAGCGAAAGCTTAGCGTAGAAAGGCTGTTGAGTATAAGTCGTTCTGAACAAACAACAACAAGAAACAGTGCCCTAACCGCAACCTGGCGAGGTCTCATATAGCGGTGTTTTCGGAGCATCAATTAAAACCGAGTTTAAATAAGCTATTGATTACGCAGATAAAAACGCAGGGTTCGATTCCCAGGCCGGAACACTCGGCGATATTGCCGAGCAGTCCCTTTAGTAGGGATGGGACTAAGCATTCTCAAAAACTAGCAACGGTATATCTATACCGTTGCACGTATCGTAAAAGATTGTCTTATTATACCATGGTTTGGTCTGCTGTATAGCTCAGTTGGTAGAGCAGCTTCATCAGGGATAGTCTGGACCGTTCAGACTTGACCGGGGGCAGGTCACAGGTTCGAGTCCCGTTACAGTGGCGATGCCTTTTTGCAGGGGCTCAATTGCTATTCAGAGAGAAAATGGACTTCCGTGTAACTCAGCGGTCAGAGCACCAGGTGGGTTCCCCTGGAGGTCGTGGGTTCGAATCCCATCACGGAAGCAAGGCCAATACTTGGATGACGACCGAACACATTGAACCTCGTCAGCGGTGTGGAGTATTGGCTTACATTACTAGGGCAGGTTGAAATATTAAAACGATGCCCATGATGAGGTACGCAATAGAACCGGTACTCGTATCGGTTCTTTACTTCTAAATTTACTTTCTAACCCTTAAATATGAGTTATGAAAACAGAAGTTCTATTAATAGAGAACAACAGACAACTGCAGCAGGAGATAAAAGAGGGACTTGAGAAGATCTGGGACGTGAACGTAACTATCCTTGACTGTACAATACGGATCAGGCATATCATCAGTACTAATAGGTATGACGCCGTTATTATAGGTTACAGAAGTGATCTAAAAAGCGTTATCGAAGGAGTAAGACTTTCTGATGTCTACATTCCTATTGCCATTTACGCTCACTTCTATCCAGGGGACAGCCTGGTAGAATACTTAGAAGCTGGTGTGGATATAACAATGATTCATCCACTTAGCTACATAGAGCTGGTTTGCCGGTTAAGAAGACAAATAACTAAAGCACCCGTCAAAACTTTAACAGACATTCAGGAACCTATCAAGTTTGTGCTTGGTCCTATAGTCTTTGATTTCACTAACCTGAAAGTCACAAATACAGTAACAGGTGAAGAGTCAGTTATTACTGCTAAGGAAGCAAACCTGTTTCGGTATTTCTGTGAGAACGTAAACAGTGACATTTCTCGAGTAAAGGCATTAAGCATGATATGGGGTGCAACCGATCACTATACGTCCAGGACAATGGATGTATACGTTAGCCGTATACGTAAAAGGATAAAGGATACGGATGATGTACGGTTGATTGTCAAAAAAGGAAAGACCATTAGATTAGAAGTAAACGAGATTAAAACTGCATAACATGGAACAGGGAAGACGAATACAGATACCAGTTGTTCAGCTGGAGTATGTAGAAGGCAGCAACACTATCTGGATACACTCTCCTACTGGAGGTACGACATTGAGGATTAAATGCACTGGCACCATCAAATCTGACCAGTGCAAGAATAGTCCAATTTCACATGGCGATCTTATTGTCCAGGGGGATATTGAAATGTGTATCTCTGAGGATGCCGAATAAAATCCTTAACCAAGTTGTATGAGAAGCGAACCAGAAATGACGTATGGCGGTCAGGCGGGATAGCTACCAGCTTGG